AGGTTTGGAGAATTATGGTGCTGTATAAATATCCAGTGACAAACGAGACAAAGTGGGACAAACGAGACAAATGTCCCACAGGTGAAAGTGGGACAAACCACCTCAGGTCTATGTACCTGAGGTTTGTCTCACCCCGCTTTGTCTCTTTGTCTTTTTTTAAAGGAAATTGAAAATGACTCGTTCAAGATCACGGAAAGAAGTTCCAGATGTTCAAGTACCGAAACGTCAGTCAACAGTTTGGGAGATTGAATCGAATGCGGTATTGATGGAATTGGAAGCTAGGAAAGAGCAACATCATCAGAAATGGGGAATTGATAGGTTGATTACTTTAGTTGACATTGACTTTAGGGTGAAGTTTTGGGGTCAGATGGGTAGAGTTTGGGACAGTCTGGAGTTTGGGGATATTGAAAGGTTACGTAAAGCAGCCAGTGGCATGGCAAAAGGTTATGACGCTTTGGAGAAGTGGGCTGAAGATAATGAGGTCAACCCAAACCCAAAGACAAGATGCATTGAGTGGAAAACCAAAGATGGTCATGTCGTTGCAGTGGTGTCCACAATCAACGATAGTTTGGAACTGCAACGGCATCGCAAAGATTTAGGGACAATCTGGACACTGGAAGAGTTCGAGGTAATCATGGCAGATCCGATGGTTCAGCAAATCATGGCTATCAAAGCGTTTGAGCCAACCGCTAAGGTGACAAGGTTTAAGGCTAACGAGAACTTTGGCAAAGGGTCAGGCTTTGATGACATGGAAGATGACCTAGAGCCTGTATATGGCGGTGCTGAACCACCAAAAATGTTTCACCTACCGCATAAGAAGTGATGGGTAAAGGCAGACCATCCAGTTTGAATGTCAAGTATTTCCAGCGTCAGCTTGGTGAGTCTGAAAGGACAATCCTAGCTTGTGCTGGCAATGGAGACATATCGTTAGGGTTCAAAGTTGTCATTGAATCCTTTGCAACATTATGGCAAGCAGGATACAGACCTCAGGACGATTTAGATGATTTCTTAGGGCTAGACAAGGAGTAGGCTTTAAAACCTGTTCTAGCCCTGTTTAAAGGCTTTCTATAGGCATTTGAGCATTGGGTTTGTGTCTAGGCTTTTTAAATATTTGCAAATGTCATCCAAACCCCATTGCGATGACAATGTACCCCAATAATGCACCATCTGCCTCTTTCACTCCGCACGTTTGCCGCCAGCAAATTCACCGAGTTAAAAGTTATCCACAAGTTATCCACAGATTTAGATCGGAGTTATCCACATTTGCCCATGCTGGTTTCATTTCCTGTCACAGTTTGCGAATGTTTGTAATACCTTTTGTGATTTTGACTTAACATAATGGACATTGTGTTAAATGGAATATGTCAGCAGTTTGTAAGTGCGTAGAAAAACTCTAGCAAAATCAACGACTTGCAGAAGTTATCCACAGAATCCACAGTTGCCTGTGGATAACTGGTCGATTTTTCGATGGGGGGGGAGGGGGGTCGGTCGGTCGGTGAAAATTGTGGGTGCATCCGCCCCACTGAAAAAACGAAAAGTCGAAAAGGGGCAACATCCCCAACTCCCCGCTACGAAAAAAAAGAAGACTATCAGCCCACAATTTGCTATAGTCGCAACCTATCACGCCCACAAAGACAAGGATAATCGTGAAGATAGAACAGATTGACAGCATCCAAGATGAAGCCCTACAGCCAGAGAAGAAGAAAGCTGGCAGACCCAAGGGTATCTATGGCTTAAAGCGTCAGATACAGGAGTACGCAAGGAACCCTGACCTTGCCCTACCCAAGACCGACAACCAGAGGATCAAGGACTTGAAAGATATGCTTATCAAGTCTAGCGGTAAGGATGTTGTCGAGAAGATGATCTCAATTGCGTTGAATGACAACCATCCCGCACAGATGGCGGCTATCAAAATGTGCGTTGACCGCACACTGCCTGTCTCGATGTTTGAAAAGGATAAGAGCCAGAGGAGTGCAGTCACGATTAATATCACTGGCATAGGCGCACCTGCAACCACAGTGATTGATCCAAGTGACATACAGGATGTAGGGGCTAAGAATGGCTGACCTTAACTTTGCTCTCCTCCCTTGGCAGCAAGAAGTCTACGCCGACAAGACGAGATTCAAGGTTGTCGTGGCGGGTAGACGATGCGGTAAGTCTAGGTTAGCGGTGACTACGCTACTGATTGAGGGTTTGAGTTGCCCTGCTGGTAGTGCTGTGCTGTATGTTGCGCCGACTCAGGGACAGGCTAGACAGATTATTTGGGATGTACTGTTAGACATTGGACGGGAGATTATTCAGTCTAGCCATGTCAACAACATGGAAGTGACCTTGATTAATGGTGCAAAGATTTACGTCAGGGGATCAGACAGACCCGATACCTTGCGGGGTGTATCTCTGACCTACGCTGTGCTGGATGAGGTTGCTGACATTAAGCCTGAGACTTGGGAGCAGGTAATTCGTGCGTCATTGAGTGATAAAAAGGGTCGGTGCATGATGATTGGCACTCCCAAGGGTAGGAACTGGTTCTATGATTTGTACAACTTGGGTCAGGAGGGTGAAGATCCTGATTGGAAAAGTTGGCATTTCACCACTAAAGATAATCCTTTAATTGACCCTAGTGAAATCGAAAGCGCAAAGAAGACCCTATCAAGTTTCGCCTTTAAGCAAGAGTATATGGCATCCTTTGACAATGCGGGGAGTGATGTCTTCAAAGAGGAATGGCTGAAGTACGGGGAAATCCCTGAGTATGGTTCTTACTTCATAGCGGTTGACTTGGCGGGGTTTGAAGAAGTGGCTAAGCAAGCCGCCAACTCCAAGAAGAGGTTAGACCAGAGTGCCATTGCTGTGGTTAAGGTTACTGAGGATGGCAAGTGGTGGGTGCATAAGATTGAATATGGTCGATGGGACATTCGCACCACTGCCGCTAACATCTTGCTGGCTATCAGGGAGTACCGCCCGATCAGCATTGGGATTGAACGTGGGGCATTAAAAAATGCGGTACTTCCCTATTTGAGTGATTTAATGCGAAAATCCAACATATATGCTCATATTGTGGATTTGACGCATGGCAACCGCAAGAAGTCAGATCGAATCATTTGGGCATTGCAAGGACGCTTCGAGCATGGCAGAATAGTGCTTAACAAGGATGAGGATTGGTCTGAGTTCGTTGACCAGTTGCTGATGTACCCATCCCAAGGGGTGCATGACGATCTTCCTGATGCGTTAAGTTATATAGATCAGTTGTCTATAACCTCATACTTTGAGGCAGATGATGAAAACGAATGGCAACCAATCGACATCATTAGCGGCGTATGAGGGCATTAAATGGCAACAGATAAATTAGAACAAAACGAATTCCAAGAACCTACTGAGGCTGATAAGAAATTAACAGCATTTGTTGTTGACCACTGTGATCGGTGGAGAAATTATCGGGATACCAATTTCCTGTCAGATTGGGAAGAGTATGAACGCATCTTCCGAGGTCAATGGGCTGATGATGATAAGACTCGTGAATCAGAACGTAGCCGTATTGTGACCCCTGCAACTCAACAAGCTGTTGAGACTCGTCACGCTGAGATCATGGAAGCTATCTTTGGTCAAGGCGACTTCTTTGATATTGAGGACAATATTCAAGACGTTAATGGCAACCCCATTGATGTTGAGATGATTAAGAATCAATTGATGGAAGACTTTAAGAAAGACAAAATTAGAAAAGCCATTGACCAGATCGAATTGATGGCTGAAATCTATGGCACTGGTATCGGCGAGATTGTCGTTAAGACTGAAAAGGAATACATCCCTGCAACTCAGCCGATTCCTAACCAGCAAGGTCAAGCAGCTATTGGCGTGATTGAAAGAGACAGAATTGCTGTCAAGATCATGCCTATTAACCCTAAGAATTTCTTGTTTGATCCCAATGGAACATCAGTTGATGACTGTATGGGTGTAGCGGTAGAAAAGTTTATCTCTATCCACAAGATAGTGGCTGGCATTGAGTCTGGTGTATACCGCAAGGTAGACATTGGCATTGTTGCATCTGACGAGGATTTAGAGGCAACTCAAGAAATTCAAATGTTCCAAGACCAAAAGGTCAAGCTGTTAACT